TATATGTGTTAATTGTGGTAAAGAAATAACGATGGATCACAACGGGGCAGACTTTTGCGATGTAGAATGTGCCAAAGAATTTGATTTAATGGCATTAGAACAGGAGGAAGAGTGATGCCTCATCTAATATCAGCTACATTAACAGAAGATGCGTACAGGATCTATTGTATTTGGAAAGAGAAACGCCAGGCATCAGCGAAGATCAGTTTGGCTATGGCAGAACTTGAACAGATTCAGGATCTAAACGAAGCAGTAATCACACAATTAAATATTCATAAGGCTAGATGGAAATGGTTGAAACAAAATTTAGCCCGAGAAATGGAACTTGGTCAATATGAAGCAGAGACATTATTAGAATATGCGTGTCAACATGATCATTTGTATTACAGAAAGGAGTGAGTGAAAGTGAAAGAGAAAGTGAAAATGGATAGAACGCATCTTTGGTGTTGTGATTTAATTCTGATTAGACCCTTCCCTGCAAAGTTTGTTTACAAATGTCCAGAGTGTGGGATGAAGAAACCATCTCAGTCTACTGGATTACTTTGAGTTAAACTGTAGAGTTCATCCAGAGAGCACTTAGAACTGCAACTAATCCTAGCATGACCTTCCAAATAGGGTGTTTCGGGTCTGCTAATGTTTTTTCTACATCATCATTCATGGATCACACACTCTGAGCAGAATTGCGAACCATAGTTAAAGCACCTAATCCCTCAGAAATATCGTACTTATCAAATTCAATATAATAATTTATGCCTGCAGTTGTAGTTCCTGTCCTGGCATAAACAAAGAGGTCCTCTACAACTAAGTTATCTCTATCAATCAAATTGAAAGGTTGTGCTGGTGTACCTGCTTCATTATACACATTTGCAGCTGATGCCCAACCTAATTGTCTGGATTCAGCAAAATCAAATGTAGCATCAGTTCCTGAATATAGATCTTCAGTAAGCAATATTCCATAAACATCATTACTTGTATTATCAGGATCAGCAAAAAGAAGTTCAAATTTAGTTATTTTATATGCGGAATCAAATTTGCCATCAAAGAGATTTATCTTTTTAGTTAATCCAACACTTGTAGAACCAGGTACTATTAATCCTCTCGCTGTATAACTTCCTATTTTCTTCATTTCTTCTTCCTCCCTGCTGGTGTTTTCTTAAATGCCCTAGACATTGCTTTGAAATTTACTTGACCTTTTTTAGATCCAGACTTGTACTTGTGTTTGTTCTTATTTGTTTTAACATATTTCTGCCAAGAGTTAAGTTCTCTCTTGGCTACTTTCTTAGTTCTCTTTAGTAATGCTCTTTGTGATCTTTGCCCTACTCCAATCGCTTTGTCTACAACCCCAAGTCCAATCATTGTGGCCCTAGCAGATAGTTTGGCCTCTGCTGGAGCCATACCCTGCTTCTCAAAGCCTTTTTCTATCATTTGTTCAAGCGCATTTTCTACAAGAACCTGGTTTTTTTTACTTACCATTGTAATCACTGTTGGCTAAGAGCTAGTGCTACGCTGTTTGCTTGTGTAGCGGCCTCTAGTGTGCATTCCATAACATATGCTACCTTTACATTGCCAGAAGTTAAACTTCCACTTGAATTAACTGCTAGATATAATTGATCTACACCAATTAAATATCCGTTTTTCCAATCTTGAGGCGCTACATCAAAGTCCTGTGTAGCAAAGATAGTTGAAAAGTCATCAGTTGCTGATCCATCAGGAGAAGTGTTACCTACATATGTTTGTAGAGAGCCGCTAGCGATAAGCGACTTATTATTTCCATAAACTAATTGAGTTTGTTTTTGGCTGGTTAATTGATGCCCAATTTTTATTGCAGAAGCACCAGATATGGAATCTTCTGGCGATCCTTCATCAGCAATTTGACAAGAAATAGTATGAATCCTTAGAAGTGTTGATTTACTAACCCCTAGATTCACAAAGGATCCAAGGTCAATTTCTGTTTCTGCATATGTTGTTCCGTTCGATGTTACCACCGCTCTGATAAAAAAACTATCTGATTTAGCCATGTCTTCCGCATTACGGTAAGGTTTATCACTATTCCGGAAAAATAACGGCGAGCCAGGAGCAACTATTTTACCGGATAACGGAAATCTACCGACCTATCTTTGCGCCGAAGGCGTCCCGTTCACAAGGGTATCTATACCATCCACCCCACCCCACCTACCTGATGAGTGGCTGAATCTTTTATGAAGTTAGCCACAAATGCTCACTTCAAATAATATTATATATTACTCTGTTATTCGAAAACCATGACACGACCCGATCCAATGGACATAGCAGAAGAAATAATGTACTCATTAAGGAGACTAAATACGATATTATGCATACATTTTGGCATAGATGAAGGAGATATATAGATGTTAGATGAATTTGTTAGCGATATATGTGTTAATTGTGGTAAAGAAATAACGATGGATCACAACGGGGCAGACTTTTGCGATGTAGAATGTGCCAAAGAATTTGATTTAATGGCATTAGAACAGGAGGAAGAGTGATGCCTCAT